TAAAAAAAGGCCCCAAAAAACGAGCTTTTTTAGAGACTATTTGGCCTTTTTTAAAAAAAGGCCCCAAAAAACGAGCTTTTTTAGAGACTATTTGGCCTTTTTTAAAAAAAGGCCCCAAAAAACTCACACTTACTAAGACGCTCTTAGCAATCCCTAGTTTTTTTGCCGAGCTTTTTTCCAAAAAAAGCTCCCAGTTAAACGGCGACGCCGTCTATATTCTAAGGATGTCTAAACTACAAATGATATATTGCACGAATTGTGGCGACTACGGTCATAATACAAAGCAGTGCTCTCTACCTATAACAAGTTTCGGAACAATTCTATTCCGTATTAATACTGACTGGAATCAGGTCGAAAATCTACTTCAATCTGATTCCTGGACCGGATTAGAGGCGATTGATAAATCCAAAATAGAATATCTTCTAATCCAGCGTCGTGACAGTCTCGGATATATTGATATTATGCGTGGAAAATACAAAACCGACGATATAACATACATCACTCAACAGGTACATGGTATGACCCGGGAAGAGCAGCAACAGCTAATTCATGACCCCTTTGATGTACTTTGGGAAAAACTCTGGGGTCCTCCAGTAGAGGGCTCAAATCCCTATCGGCATGAAAAAGAAGTTTCACGTACTAAACTTGCAACAATTCGTGCGGCCACCCCAAGTCTAGCTACTATTATTGCATCTGTGAACTGGTACTGGCCGACGCCAGAATGGGGATTTCCAAAGGGTCGTCGAGAGCCGCATGAATCAGAGTATGTGTGTGCGATGAGAGAAATGAAAGAAGAAACCGGATTAACAGAGTATGATCTCACCCCTATAAAGAATCTAGACACCGTTAAAGAAATATTCTATGGTTCAAACCATATTCAATACTGCCATAAGTATTTTATAATGTACGTTCATAATAACAAGGAGCCCGTGTTTGATAAGTCAAATACGCATATGGTTCAAGAAATAGGAAATATTAAGTGGTGCTCTCTCGATGAGGCGCTCTCATTAATACGAAAAGATAATCCAGAAAAGCGCGATGCACTCCTCCGTGTAAATAAACTTCTACAACAGTTTTGCCCGTTTAAGTTTGGGCCGCTAAATTAGTATGACAAACCTCCCCCCGCTACGAATTCGCGGCTTCTCTCCGAATTACATGGAATCGCTTACAACCTGTTTCAATTCTATGTTTGATAAAACTGAAATCCCCTATTTTAAATCGATAACCGACTTTTCAAATACGTATATAGGAATCGACCCTTCAGATAATGTATGTGCTTTTATTATAGCCTATAAGAATCAAAAGGGTAGGGCTGAATATGAAATAGCATATCTTGGTGTTAGCAGTGAATATAGGCGATGTGGATATGCAAGAGGGCTATTAGAATTAATAATGAAAACATTAGAAGGTCATTGTATATGGTTAAATGCTCTTGCTGATAACGATAAGGCCTGTGCCCTTTATAAAGATTTCGGATTCAAAGAAAGTCAAAGAATAATCGATAATTCTGGCAATAAGGCTATCATTTTTGCTACCGTTGAATGTTTATCATAAACACCCTACGGAGACGTTTTACGTCGCGGCATACTATATTATACAGTGAAGTCTTTACAATATAATCTTCACGGTATAATACCACTAATAATTAGACATCCAAGTATAGATGGATGCAGACAGCAACCGAGAATCGGTTGATGCATACAGCAACCAAGAGTTGCTTGATGCATGGTATGGTGAACTCGATATGACAGTTCGCGATACATTATACAAGGCTCTCAAGAACAGAAAGCTATTCCCAAGTGACGCAACAAATACATGGGAGACCGAGGCAGGTCTTTATCCTGATACACAGGACCCCGCCTTTATTCATAAAATAATGGTGAAACAAGAATTCGCTGAAAATCTACAAGATAGTCTTGGTATTCAGCAACGCGATAAAAAGAATCCGTGTGATTCTAATGAGGAGTTTGAAATTTCTCCAGTTCAGCGGTTTATTGCTCGATTTCTATCACCACAAACCCCTTATGCATCCGCTCTTCTATATCACGGGGTCGGTGTTGGAAAGACGTGTGCCGCTATTAATACTGCTGAAGAGCATCTACGTGCCTATCCCAAGGAATATGTCTATATCATTGCTCCTAGAAATATCCAACCCGGATTTCGCAGGACTATATTCGATGAAGAAACTCTTGTTATTCCAAAAGAGGACGGACAATATAATACTGCAACTGGATGTACTGGGAATTCGTACCTTGTGCGAACTGGAATGGAACTCGAGCGCAACCGCGATCTTGTTATTCGCCGTATCAAACAGTCTATAAACATTCGCTACAAAATTCTCGGTTACACGCAATTCTATAATTACATCCAGGGAATTCTAAAACGCTCTGAAAAAATTCCTGATAAGGAACGCCGCACCCAGGAACAAATTAGAGATCTTCGAAATGAATTTGATGGAAAAATGTTAATTATAGACGAGGCCCATAATTTACGCGACTCCCCTGGTGAAACCGAAGAAGAGAATCTCGATATTGCTGGAGGAGACAACGAGCTTTCAGAATCAACAGCTGGAAAGCGTCTTACGCCCAAACTCATGAACGTTCTCCGCGTAGCCCAAGGAATGAAGCTCCTCCTTCTTACTGGAACACCAATGTATAATAATTACAATGAAATCATATTCCTTATGAATCTCCTCCTGATAAACGATAAGCGCGCCGAGATTTCCGAGAAGGACATTTTTATGCCGAAACTCAAGATGGTTCCTGGAAAGGGGCTCACTGTTTTTCGTCCAGGGGGAAAGGAAAAGCTTGGAAACATCACAAGCGCCTATCTCAGTTTTATGCGTGGCGAAAACCCGCTCAGCTTTCCCATAAGATTTAACCCACAAGATGCGGCCTGCCCCAAACTTGATGCATGGCCGACGATAAGCCCTATCGGCGAGGACATCATGCAGAAGTTGATTCCTGGTCTGCTTCGCCTACCCTTCGTTCCAGTGACTTATGAACCCGATGAGCTACGAGTTATTAAGGGAATCGCTGACACCGTCACTGAGCGCGCCGGTCTCAGTCTGAGAAGTCTCGATGAAATGATTCAGTCTGGGAATTGGCTATATCCTGGCGACACTCCTGAGGGCCGAATTCGTGATACAGGGTTCGATTCAGTATTTCAAGAAAAGAAAGAGGGGTCGCTAAGCCGTTTCGAGCCGCGCGAGGATCCTTCATGGATGGCGCGAGCAAACTTGAAGCGCGTTAGCCCAAAGGCGCATTTTATAATAAATCGTATTCCAGATACGAAGGGTGTCATATTCATTTACAGTCGATTTATTAAATCTGGAGCGCTCCCTCTCGCTCTTTGTTTAGAGGCAAATGGCTACACACCATACGGACAAGACAAAACCCTTTTTATGAATGGTCCTATCGACGGACAGGGGCGTCAGTGTGCCCTATGTAGTAACCGCGAGCGCGGCCACGCTGAGAATCATCGCTTTGCTCCAGCAAAGTACGTCTTATTAACGGGCCAAATAAATCTGTCACCGAATAATGCTGCATCGATTAAGGCCGCCCGCTCAGAGTCGAACATATACGGTAAGGACATAAAAGTGGTGATTGGTTCACAGGTTGCATCAGAGGGTATCGACTTGCGATTTATTCGTGAAATCTACGTCTTCGATGCCTGGTACCACTTGAATAAGATGGAGCAGGTTCTAGGACGTGGTGTTCGTACTTGTAGTCATGCGCTGCTACCGGCTGCCGAGAGGAATTGTACGATTCACCTTCTCACAAATACATATGGTGATAATTCCGAAACTGCCGACCTCTATATGTATCGTCAGGGAATGAAAAAGGCTGTGGAAATGGGAGAGGTCACGCGCACATTAAAAGAGAACGCCCTTGATTGTAACTTGAACTTTCCTGCAATTTATGCAAAGGATATGGACCCAATTGACCGCATGGAAGATTCACGCTCGGAAATTCGTGAAGACGTATCTTTGAATGACACGCCCTATAGCAGCATATGTGATTGGATGGAATGCCCCTATGCTTGCTCTAAGGTTGTCAATATTCAATCGCTACAAAAACATAACAATATTGATATTTCAACCTATGATGAGTATGCAATGAGATGGCGCGAATCACAGATGAAGCAGATTATTCGCGACATATTCGAGAAAACCGGTCAGCCCATTATACAGAGCGGCTCTCTAGAGGACATTTTTATTGATAAGGGTATCCCAGCTGTTGCTATAAAAACTCTACTTACAAATATTATTGATAATAAGTCGTTCAGAGTTAATGTGAATTCACAGGAAGGATATATTACATACCGCAATGGCTTCTACCTGTTTCAACCTATACGCCTGGCGGACGTTCGTATTCCTCTTGCGCTTCGTGTGGCGAGTGTACCAGTTAGACGCGATGCATATGTGCCGGCGAAAATAACGACGACGACCTTGGGGCCACAGGCTCCTGCAGAGGCTCCTGCAGAGGCTGCCGAGGCTCCCGCTACAGAGGCTGTAGCCCCTCCCTCCTCAGGTGTAGAATATTGGAAGGTATGTGTTACATGGGCGCAGTCAATAGTAACGATGACGTCGCCTCTAGATATCCCAGACGAGGTTATTGCAGCGATTGATAAGCGCTATAGTGGTGATAAATATAAACGTGAGTATAATGTTCTTTCAATGATATCGTGGATGTACGAGCATATTAAAAATTCAGGGGCATATGATGCTGAAAAACAGACCAAGTATTTAAATGTACTATTTGAAGTATTCTTGGAAATCATATGGGACGAGAGTCTTTCACACGGGGAACAATCCAAGATTTTGGCCGCCGCGAGAGACCCTGTAGTTGAGGCGGTTAGTATCGAGCAACGTGTTAAGAAAGGTTCAACCGAAGCCTTCAGATATATAAGCACCGAGACTGGCGCAATAAAGTACGAGTGTGGCGCGGCGCCGTGTTCCGAAGCAGTTGTTCGATTATTTGAAACCGATAAGACTGACCCTTATAATGGTCTACAGGTGAATAAGACGACGACTGGTCCCATATACGGCTTTATAATACCGAAACTTAAGGAATCGAAATTTGTCTTAAAAACGAGTGACCGTGTCGTTGATGCAGGGCAGGAGTTGGAAAAGGGCAAGGAATGCGAAAATATTAGTAAAATTGCCGACCATAAGGAGCAGCTGAAACAAATACGGACAATGATTGTTGGACTTGGACTACCTCCCTTTTTAATCATAGATGCAGTACTAAACGAGAAAGAGGAGCGCAGCTTACGGCAACGCGAAGAGAAGAAGAAAAAGAAGAAGGAGGAAATGACAGCAGCTGAGCGCGAGGTTATGAAAATGAAGGAAAAGTTAATCGATAGCTTCCGCAAGTTTCAGAATGTAATAAAGGCGTGTACCTTGAAAAATATAACGCTACGCATGGTCGATAAACTAGAGAAGGAGCGCGGAGGCAAACGGTATTTCTATAGACCGATTTCGGCTGTGAAGAGTAAGCACAAGCTCAAGTAAAAATTGAATACACATACTCCCCTTCTCATATAGAATGGAGTATATTGCAGTATTCGAAGAAAAAGTGACATTGACGCCAAAGGATCTTCGAAAGGAAATTACATCGATTGATAATATTCTGGAACAAAAGCTCCGTACCCGTCTTGAAGGTCGCTGTAGTCGTAATGGATATGTACTCCCTGACGGCATTCGTATCATGTCTCGCTCAATGGGGTCGGTTGAGCGTGGTCGCTTCACAGGAAATCTTCTCTTTCACATCCAGGCCGAGGGAAAGGTTCTCAATCCCCCCGATGGCACTATCATTGAGGGTGAGGTGATTCGCAAGAATAAGATGGGCCTCTATGTCGAGTACGCAAAGGCAATTCGCATCATCATCCCGCGCGACATCAATATTGGGAATGAGGAGTTTGAGAGTGTCGAGGTCGGTGAAATGGTCGAGGTGGAAATCAAGAAGTCCCGCTTTCAGGTGAATGATGAGTATATTCTGAGTGTTGGTCTATTCAAGTCTAGAAGTAGAGCAGTGAAGAAGAATGTTTACGAGGCTGGCGAAGATACTGGAACAGAAGATGCGACAGATGATGAGGTCGAAGAAGACACCGGAGTCGCCGATGGAGTCGCCGACGCAGCCGATGCAGATGCCGGAGTTGATGCTGGAGCCGATGACGATGACGCCGGCGGAGATGATGCAGCCATGGATGCCACCGACGATGAAGCAGATGAGGAAGAGGGAGAGGATTCTAAGGATGACTGATGCGCCCCAAAGTAACTCTTAACTTTGGAATAACACCGTAGATGGCAACTTTAACAAATGAAGAATATGAACGTCGCAAATATTTTTTAGATGACCTTAAAACTCTATCGAAGACTGAATCATTTAAGATTTATGAAATCCTAAAAAAGAATAATGTGGAATACACCGAAAATAGCAATGGCATTTTTTTCGATCTCGTGAAACTCTCAACGGAGACATTTCAAGAACTATCCACTTATATGGAGTTCTGTCGTACTGTACGGGCCGACCAGGCCTCTCGTGATACCGAGGAGCGCGAGGCCCAGGACTTATTACTTGCCTAAACACGAGTCACCATATCAATATAAGAATATGGACCCCATTTTAAAATCCATCATGGAAAAAAATCCTCATCGGAATGAAAAACTTTCTCCCATTCCCATTCGGATATGCTCTGATACAAATGAAACCGAGGAAGTCCCCGCCACTATTTGTGGCTGGGCGCCAACACCTCTAGAGCCTCCCGGTCCGCTTGCAGCCATCCTCTGGAAAACGAACGCAGAGTTCAGGGCTGGCTCGGCTCCAATCCGGCGCAGCATTATTCGCGAGACCATTCTCAAACTTCAGGTTCGAGTGGAAAACGAGCTACGGGGGCGGCGCTGGTCCCGCCCCAAGATTATCGAGCAACTTGCTCTCCAGCAATCGGCGGATGTCAGCCCCCCGCAGGATACTAAGTTTCTCAACGAGGCCCTTGCCTATTTTTACGAGATTCAGATTGTCTTTATCGACGAGGCAAATAAGAAAATCTCCTGGGTCCCCGAGGATCCTCGCACGTGGTCTGCAAGCAAGCCGGTTTGGGCCTTCTCAGTTGGCTCTCGTGCAATCTTTCACCGCCCCGGTGAAGAGTCAGTCGGTACTCAGCTAAGTCAGTGGGCCTCAGACCGTGAAGCCGAGAAGTGGCGAATCACCTGGCCTATTGCTGACGGAACAATGGAGGAAATGAAGGCGAAGGTTCTCCAGATGAATCTGAGCCTCGGCTCCCGGCTTGAAAAGCCGAAGAAAGCCGATTATGCTGTAGTACTGGGTCGTGCCGAAGCGATTCGTCATTTACATGATACGTTTTCAGGGGCGGTATCGACGGAGATGAATGAAATCATGAACTAAATGGCCTACCGGCTACATGCCAACAGTTGTGTTGTAGGCCCTAGTTAATAGCTCCTATGGAGCTATTAACTTCGGCAGAACACGGTACCGTCTAGTACTGAAGTTAAGTACTCCCCATAACCAAAGCCACTCCGTGGCTTTGTATCATGGGGAGCACTTAACTTCTCGTTCTAGCCAGCAGAGTGGAGTACTTAATTTAAGT